AAGAACAAGTTGAAAAAGGAAAGGAACTCCCGTTTGATTTATTTGGTATCTATATTGCAAATAAAGCAAAACTAAAAACGAAGGAGTAAACATGTCTAACGGAAAAGACGTAGCTACAAAAAAGAAAAACGAAGTAGCAACAATCGACATAGAAAAGTTTGCTGATCAAGGTTTTGAAAACATTGATAGCAAATCGTTGCAGTTACCATTCTTAAAAATTTTAGGACAGTTGTCACCACAAGTTACAGCTGGTGATTCTAAATATATAGAAGCTGCAAAACCAGGAATGATCTACAATACTGTTACAGATAAACTCTATGATGGTAACAAAGGTATCTTGGTAATACCTGCTTATTACAAGTTTGAATACATTGAATGGGCAGACAGAGGACAAGAAGGTAGTAATGCACCTAGAAATATCTATCCTGCTGATAGTGATATCATGTCTAAAACAACTAGAGGTGATGACGGTAAAGATAGATTAGAGTCCGGTAATTACATTGAAGAGACAGCGTCTCACTTTGTAGTCGTAGTCGAAGAAAGTATGGCCAGCGAAGCATTGATCACAATGAAATCTACTCAAAGAAAAAAATCTAAGAAGTGGAATTCAATGATGAATATGATGCAAGTACCAAAAAAAGATGGCAAAGGTTTCTTCAGACCAGCACCATTCACTCAACAGTACAGACTAAAAACTGTGTTGGAAAAAAACCAACTTGGTTCTTGGTATGGTTGGGAGATTACATCTGAAGGACTGGTTAATGATGAGAGTCTAGTAAATAGATCTTATAAATTTAGACAATCTTTGATGAGTGGAAGTGTTAAAGTAAAACACGGCCAAGAAGAAGAATCAGTTAAAACACCATTCTAATTATGGATTTTAATAAATCCCTGGAGCAGTTTAAAAAGCTGTTCCAGGGGTCAGATACATATCACGGACAATCTAAGAAGTTAGGCAAGAAGAGAGCTGACGGAAAAGATGAATGGCGTAGTTGGATAAACCCTATCCCTATGACAGATAAAAATTGGCTTGACCATTTAGAAGGTAAAGACAGTTTTGGAACTGTTCCAATTAGAGACGACTCCACAGCAAGTTGGGGTGTTATTGATGTTGATAGATACAACATTGATCATAAAAAATTTATAAAAACAATTAGAGAAAGAAAGTATCCATTTGTGCCTTATAGATCTAAATCAAATGGATTACATTTAATTTTACATTTATCTGAACCAGTAGCTGCATCTGAAATGAGAAAGAAGATGATAGCAATTGCATCTGATCTCGGAGTTAATGATGCAAAGACAGATATATTTCCTGCACAAGATACAGTAGATCTAACTCCTGAAAAATGGGACGATAAACAAAAAGGACAGTTTGTAAATCTACCTTATCAAAATGCAAAGTTTCCAACACGATGTGCAATGAACGATGACGCACAGAGTTTAACGTTTGATAAATATTTAGAATACGTAAAACAATTTGTAATTACCAAAGAACAGTTTGAACAACTTAAAACAGCAACGGACACCGAAGAAAAGCAATGGCCTAACTGTGTAAACAAATTCATTAGAAACCAAGTTAGAGAAGGTGAAGGTCGTAATGATGCTATGTTCAATGTAGGTGTTTTATGTAAAAAACTAAATGAAGATAAAGATTATTGGGAGGCACAACTTAGAGACCTAAATACTAAGATATGCGTTCCTCCACTAAATCCAAAAGAAATTTCTAAGGTAATAGAACAAGTAGATAAAAAAGATTATTCATACAAATGTGGAACATCAGTAGCTAGAATGTATTGTAATGGATCTACACAATGTGCAAAACGTAAATATGGTATTGGATTGAATGAAGCTATTCCTGAAGTGGGTAAGCTTATCAAAGTCAATTCATACCCTGATCCTTACTGGTTATTACCTATTCAAGGTAAAGTCGTTAAACTAGATACGAAACAGCTTTACCAACAACAATTACTTGGTGAAAGATTACTTAACTACGATATTGTTTGGAGGCCATTGAAACCAAGCAAAAGAGATCCTGATCCATACAGAGATTGGTTAGAAGAATTAATATCTAATAAACAAGATATGGAAGGTTTTGATGGTGAAGAAGAGAAAAAAGAAGTATTTAATACAAGAATAATAAAATTCTTTGAAGACACTGACACCATTACAGAATTTGATCAAATAGAACATGATAATATTTTTCAAGACGGTAATGAAATTAGATTTAAACTTGAGACTTTCAGGCAGTTTATGAAAAAACAAGGCTACAATTGGTCAGAAAAAGATTGTACTATATTTTTACAAGGAGCAGGTTGTGAGAAGAAAGCAAAATTCCAGGGTATACAAGCAAGACACTGGGTTGCAACTTTGCCAAAACAAACGGAACATAGAAACAAAGATGTCAAATTTAATAAAGCAAAAGCTCCATGGGAAAACAATTAAGTTTTTTGGACCACCAGGTACAGGAAAAACTCATAGACTTTTAAAAAGAGTAGAACGTTTTCTTAAACGAGGCATCTCTCCTGATGAGATTTGTTACATATCATTTACAAACAAAGCTGTAGAAGAGTGTAGAGATAGAGTTAGAAAACAATTCAAAGGCTACGATGAAGATGATTTTAAATACTTTAGAACTTTACATAGTTTAGCAAGACAACAATTTGCAGACATTCCTGTGCTAGATCCAAAGGTAGACATGCTGCAGTTTCATACACAATACGGAACTGTAAAGATAAATTACAAACCAACTTGGGATGATCAAAAAGTTTACAATAATTGGTCCTTACAAATTTATGATAGAGCAAGAAACATGAAGATGGATCCAATAGATCTTTATAAAAAAGAACCAAGAAAGAGAGTCAGACTACAACAATTCAAATCTATTATCGCAGGTTACGAACAGTACAAAACTTACGAAGCAAATCCAGGTGAGTTTAAGAACGATAGATTAGATTTTACTGACATGGTGCAGAAATATATTGATACAGGTTTGCCTATACCATTCAAAGTGTTGATGGTTGATGAAGCTCAGGATCTTACCCCTTTGCAGTGGGACATGGTTGTGAAGTTAGCTATGAATGCAGACAAAGTTTATATTGCAGGTGATGATGATCAGGCTATCTATGAATGGAATGGTGCAGATGTAATATTTTTTCAAACGTTTCCTGGCACAGTAAAAATATTAAAAGAGTCTAGAAGATTAAATAAGAAAGTACATTTCTTTTCTAAATGTATTTTAAATGGCATGGAAGGTCATAGAGTAGAAAAAGAATTTACATCTAACAGCAAAGATGGAGAGATCTATAAATGGAGTACGCTTAAAAAAATACCTTGGGAGATACAAGGATCTTGGATGGTGCTTGCAAGAATTAATGATGTGAAAAAAGAGCTGCAGGACGAAGCTAGAAAATTAGGATTGTATTTTCAAGATATGCGTGGAAACAAATCATTTGATATTAATCAATGGAAAGCTATTCAAGATTGGGAATCTATTTGCGATGGTGGATCTATAACAAGAGAAGATGCCTGCAATATGTATACGTATTTGTTAAATATAGATCATGGCTACCGGTCAACGGACAGCAAGAAGTGGAGCTTTGCTCACCCCAATCAAGTATTTAACTTTGAACAATTACATTTGCAGGGTGGTATGGTCGAAGAAAGAAAACCATGGCTTGATGCCTTTCAAAGAAAATTTAAAGACAAAGAGAAAAACTACTTTAGAAAGCTTCTAAAGAGCGAAGTAAACCTCGATATCAAATCACGAATCATTATAGATACAATACATCAGGTTAAAGGAGGAGAAGCTGACAACGTAGTGATATCAGCTAAGTGTAACTTTCCATCGCATTTTGATAGAAAGAATTTAGATGAACGAATCAAAGAACTTAGAGTTTGGTATACAGGTGTTACAAGAAGCATAAACACGTTGCACTTGCTTGGTACATACCACAAATATCATTTTCCCTTGAGTAAATATTATAAATTGTATAAAAGTAACTATGCCTAAAAAACAAATTGGTGGATCTCATTATAAATCTTTTGCCATTGAACCTTGGACATTTGTTCAAGAAAACAATTTAAACCCTTTTCAAGCGAACGTAATAAGATACGCTTGTAGATATAAAAAAAAGGGTGGAATACAAGATTTAGAAAAAATTATTCATTACTGTGAAATGGAAATAGATTTTATAAAAAAGAAAAACGATGAAGTTACTCATGCTGAGGTAGAAGAGTTTGCTGCTGAGATAGCACAGATGCAGGACGCATGAGTCATCAATTAAATTTT